GGTAGCTCAGCAAGCACAGAACGATGTCAATGCTCTTAATCGTAAATTCCAGCAGCGCGACCTTGCTATGTCAGCAGCCAAAAAGCCAGCAGACGTTGAAATCCGTGTGAATCGCGGAACACGAGATGCGCTTCGTTGTAATGAGCTGGTGACTGGCGCTCCACTCACTCCTGATGAGCTCAGCGGTAAAGCCAAAAACAATATCTGCCAGAACATCATTGATCGACAGATTCCAAAGAAGGAGGCTGCAAAGTGAAGAAGATTATTATTGCTTCGTTCTGCGGATTGTTCTTGACAGCTTGCACAGAAACAACTAAAGTATTCGATAAACCAGTTCTAGTCGAAAGGGCTGAACTGATCCTACCGCCTACGCAGCCTATCGTTCAGAATGATCTGACATGGGTTGTTATCACGCCAGAAAACTATGCGGCAAAAGCTGAAGAGTTAGCTGGCAAAGGAAACGTTGTATTCTTTGCGCTCACGTCTCAGGGCTATCAAACACTGAGCATGAACGTGGCTGAACTTCGTAAGTATATCGAACAGCAGAACTCAGTGATCGCAGCCTACAAAGAATACTACAAAAACCAACAGCCTAACCCAGAAAGTCAATAAAAGTCTTGACAATCTTCCTTGAGCTTATTATAATGAATCTATGTCTATTATCACTGATCACAAATATGCACAGATGATTTCGCACAAGCTTCTGCTGTTCAAGCGGAAGTCTGAGCGAGTCTATAATTTCCGCTGTCCTTTCTGTGGCGACTCACAAAAGAACAAATTGAAGGCTAGAGGCTACCTGTTCGAAAAGTCTGGTGGGCTCATTTACAAATGTCATAATTGCGATGTTGGCACTAATCTTGGTAAACTTATTGATCTCGTTGATCCTGGTCTGGCCAAGTCATACAGACTAGAATCCTACAAGGATCGTGTAGCAGCAAATACAGAATTGGATACGTTCATTATTCCTAAGACGGAAGTTGAACGTCCTCCGATTATTCTTGACGAGATGCTTTCGCGTCTCGATCAACTCCCTTCACATCACCGCGCAGTAGAATACGTCAAAGCCCGACAGATCCCAAAAGATCGTTGGAAGGATCTCTACTATGCGCGTGATTTCAAAGAACTCGAAACGTTGAATCCAGCCTACGATGGTCGTTTGACTTCCGACGAACGTTTGGTTATTCCGTTTCGACGCGAGGATGGGTTACTCACCGGCGTTACTGGACGCGCCATGGGTAACTCATCCTTGCGCTATGTTACTGTAAGAATCACTGACGACCCGTTGATTTATGGTCTTGATCGCGTAAAACGTGGCAAAACTATATACGTTGTGGAAGGTCCGATCGACAGTATGTTTCTTGATAATTCTATTGCAGCTGGTGGAACGGACTTTCAGCGTGCGCTATATAGCTTGAACGGTGAGAACGTCGTCCTTGTGTTCGACAATCAGCCGCGCAACAAACAAGTTGTGAAGCGCGTTGAGTCATTTGTTCAACGTGGATATACGATGGTAGTGTGGAACACAAGCTGGACTTATAAAGATATCAATGATGCTGTTTTGTCTGGACTTAGTGGTTCGCAGATCGAGCATCTACTAAATAAATCCACGTTCAAGGGCTTAGCCCTAAAACTGGCAATCCGAGACTGGAAAAAGTGTTGACGCAAACGCAACGTTTGCGAACGGAAAATTATTGTCTAATAAAAAGAAACGGAGTTATTCATGTCTAATTCTCTACCGACCCTCTATCAGCAGTTCATTCATCTTTCACGTTATTCAAGATTTTTGTGGGATCAGGGTCGCAGAGAAAGTTGGGAAGAAACAATCGGACGTTTCTTTGACTTCTTCGAATCACATCTAAAGGAACAGCATAACTACGACATCAAGGACTATCGTAAGGAACTTGAGCAAGCTGTTCTGTCGCAGAAGGTCATGCCTTCGATGCGTTGCGTCATGACCGCAGGTGAAGCACTCAAGCGCGAGAACGTTGCTGCTTACAACTGCTCGTATGTTGCTGTCAATAGCCCACGTTCGTTTGACGAGATTCTCTACATCCTGATGAACGGAACCGGCGTCGGTTTCTCTGTCGAGTCAAAGGACGTAGAGCAGCTTCCTGTTATCGCAGAAGACTTCCATCCGTCAGACACAACCATTATGGTTGCAGACTCAAAGCTCGGTTGGGCTAAAGCTCTCAAAGAACTCATTCATCTTCTCTACTCTGGTCAGATTCCTCGTTGGGATCTATCCAAGATTCGTCCAGCAGGAACACCGCTCAAGACTTTCGGTGGTCGTGCATCTGGTCCAGAACCACTCGACGCTCTGTTCAAGTTCTGCGTCGACATCTTCAAGAAGGCTTCTGGTCGTCGTCTAAACACATTGGAATGCCATGACATTGTATGTAAAATTGCTGATATTGTTGTTGTGGGTGGCGTTCGTCGTTCTGCTCTTATTTCTCTTTCAGATCTGAATGACGACCGTATGCGCACAGCTAAGTCTGGTCAGTGGTGGCTTGACGAATCACAACGTGCGCTTGCTAACAACTCCGCTATCTACAAAGAAAAGCCTGATATGGGTATTTTCATGGAAGAGTGGAAGTCGCTCTATGAATCAAAGTCTGGTGAGCGTGGTATCTTCAACAGAGCATCTGCTAAGGCTACTGTAGCAAAGCATGGTCGTCGCGATCCTAACTACGACTTCGGAACGAATCCTTGCTCTGAGATCATTCTCCGTGACAAGGAATTCTGTAATCTGTCAGAAGTTGTTATTCGTGAAACTGACACGATGGAAACTTTGAAGGAGAAGGTCTACTGGGCAACTATCCTAGGAACGTGGCAGTCAACTCTGACTAACTTCCGTTATCTATCTTCATCATGGAAGAAAAACTGCGAAGAAGAACGTCTACTCGGCGTTTCAATGACAGGTATTATGGACAATGACCTCACAAACGGAAAAGAACCAGGACTCGCAGAGCGTCTTGAAACACTCAGAAGAATCGCTGTCGAGACAAACAAAAAATTCGCTAAGGATATTGGCGTCCCCCAATCTGCTGCTGTCACTTGTGTTAAGCCCTCTGGCACTGTTAGCCAGCTTACTGATGCTGCTTCTGGTATTCATGCACGCCACAATCCATACTATATTAGAACTGTTCGTGCGGATAAGAAAGACCCTCTTGCGGCACTAATGATCGACGCTGGTGTTCCAGTTGAAGATTGCGTGATGCGTCCAAACAACGTCTATGTGTTCTCGTTCCCAATGAAGGCTCCAGAGAATGCTGTATTCCGTCAGGATATGTCTGCTATTGAACAGCTGGAACTGTGGGTAACTTATCAGGATCACTGGTGTGAGCACAAACCATCTGTCACTATCTCCGTGAAGGAACATGAGTGGCTTGATGTTGGTGCGTGGGTCTATAATCACTTTGACAAGATGTCTGGTGTTTCGTTCCTTCCGTTCTCCGAGCATGTCTATAAGCAAGCTCCATATCAGGATTGCTCGAAGGAAGAATATGAAGCATTCGCTACTAAGATGCCCAAGAGTATTGACTGGAATAGACTCAAGGATTATGAGAAAACTGATACTACAACGGGAGCGCAAGAGCTTGCTTGTGTGGCTGGTGGATGCGAGATCTAACCGATGCCAGACAAAGAACTCACTTGCCCCTGTGGAGAATATGATTACGTTGTATGTTACGAGCGTCGCGGTAAAAAAGAAAATCCGTCGTTCTGCCCATTCTGCGGAGCCGACGGTGCTGCTGAAGGTCTAGAACTAGAGGATGATGACGAAGATGAATGACAGCCTCATAACAGTGAATGAAAAATATAACTACATCATAGATAAGATTGATAGCATTCGTGCTAACTTTCATCTTATTGCTGCAGAAGAACTAGAAGCAGCGATGACTGAACTAGAAAAACTAGAAGCTAATCTGAAACGACTGGAAGAGCAGTATCCAGAGGAGCTTTCTAGTTACACTATATAAGTTCATGGCAGATTATGATAATCCATGGACATTCGACGGAAAAGAGTTTACAAGTGAAGATATCGGGAACTCCTACGGGTTTGTGTATCTTATTACAACGCCGGAAGGCCAGAAGTATATCGGAAGAAAATACTTCTGGTCTATCCGTAAAGCCCGTGGAAAGAGTCGCCGCCAGCGATCCGAATCCGACTGGAAAACATACTATGGATCCAGTGAGCTACTCAAAGCTAAGATCAAAGATTCCGACAAGTCCCTCTTCAAGCGAGAAATAATTTCATTACATAGCACTAAAGGTCGTGTGAACTATGAAGAAGTGCGCGAACAGTTTGCGCATGAAGTATTAGAACGGGATGATTACATCAATGACAACATCAATGGCAAGTGGCACAGAAGCCCAGAACACATCAGAAGTAAATCAAGATTCTCTACCCTCGCATCTGGGCGGACATCTCAACAAGACCCACAATGATCGCGGAACACTTTCGTTTTTGATTAGCGAATTCGGTATCAAGTCGTTCCTTGATATTGGTTGTGGTCCTGGCGGTATGGTTGCGCTTGCTCAAATGCGCGGTCTGGAAGCACTTGGTATTGACGGTGACTGGGAAGTAGAAAAAGAAAAGGACGCGCTGATTCTCATTCACGACTTCACCAATGGTCCTTGCTTCACTACGAAGGCTGAATTTGATCTTGGTTGGTCAGTAGAGTTTCTTGAACACGTCGAAGAAAAGTATCAAGACAACTATATGCAAGCATTCGCTCGTTGTAAATATGTCGTAGCAACTGCTGCGCCTCCAGGCTATCCTGGACATCATCATGTAAACTGTCAACCGCTAACATATTGGCGTGATGTATTTGATAAGTATGGTTTCGATTACGATAATGATGTAACGCAGCTTATTCGAACACAAAAGTCAACTATGCAAAAGCCATTCATGCAAACAACTGGTATGTTCTTTAGGAGACGATAATGGGTTACATTCCTAGTGATAATGTAGTAATCACACGCGCAGATCAAATCGCTTATGACGAAGGTCTGCGCAACTTCATGCTTCAAGTCTATAACAACATGACAATCGCTCTTGCAATCAGCGGTCTTGTTGCTCTTGGGCTGAACTTCAATCAATCGCTTATGGCTGCGATCTGGGGAACTGGATTCAAGTGGATCGCTATCTTTTCACCACTAGCAGCTTCACTTGCGTTTACGTTTTTCTTTGATAAGATGAACTCCCGCACAGCTCAGATGGCTTTGTTTGCTTTCGCTGCTCTCATGGGCTTATCACTCTCATCTATCTTCCTCGTGTTCAAGATGGGTAGCATTGCTCAGGTGTTCTTCATTAGTGCAGCCACGTTCGGTGCAGCTTCGCTCTATGGCTATACTACGAAAAAGGACTTGACAAGTTTCGGTTCATTCCTTATAATGGGAGCATTAGGTTTGGTTATTGCGGGCGTCGTTAATCTGTTTCTACAGAGTTCGATGTTTGCTTTCGTTATCAGCTGTCTTGGCGTTCTTATCTTTACTGGTCTGACAGCCTATGATACGCAGAACCTGAAAACAGTATATGACGCAGAGATTGGCGATGAACGTGAGAAGGCTGGCATCTTTGGTGCGCTTCAGCTCTATCTAGATTTCATCAATATCTTTACAAGCCTGCTTCAACTAATTGGAGATAGAAAAAATGATTGAGCCTATTCGTATCTTTGTGGGGACGTCCGCGAACAATGAAGACGCAGAAGCAGAAATGGTTCTCGAGTATACACTCCGCAAGAATACGACTCTTCCGCTCGATATCACTTGGATGCGTCAGTCACGGGATGAGTCTAGTGTATGGGGTGGTTGGCAGACTCAACGCTGGTCGACGCCTTTTAGCGGATTCCGTTGGGCGATTCCGGAAGCGTGCGGATTTCATGGTCGCGCCATTTACATGGATGTGGACCAACTCAATCTCAAGGATATTGCTGAACTGTATTGCATTGATATGCAAAGTAAGCCTCTTGCTGCTCGCCGTGGCGCTCGTTTTGGAGGTCATGAGTTTTGTGTCATCCTCTTTGACTGCGAACTGATGGGTAATCTGCTTTCACCTGTTTCAAGAATGAAACCGAATCCAGACGCGCATCACCGATATATCAATATGTTCAGTGGAAGTGATCACGTCCTCGATCTTGATCCGCGCTGGAACTGTCATGACGGTGATGGTCGCACCATTGACGATATCTGGCATTTACACTATACTGAAATGGCTACACAACCGTGGAAGCCTGCTTGGTTCACTGGTGAAGGTCGCGAGCATCCGCGTCAGGATTTGGTGAAGCTCTGGCATGATACGAGAGCAGAAGCTGCGTTGAATGGATGGACTCCTAATCTACATAATGATACGTTCGGTTCCTATAGCATCATTGGACGATAAATGAAACTCTTTGCATCATGCGATTCTGGATATCTTCGCGCGCACGCGCCTGCTCTGGTTGCAAGTGCTGCGTGTGCCGAAACCTCGATTCATCTTCACGTTATTGATCCGAAAGAAGAAGATCATCAATTCCTAGATCATCTTTCGTCTAGATATCACAGTATCGCAGGATGGCCACAGAGCGACTTTACACATTCAACAGCTCCTATGTGGATTCAGAATCCTGCCATTCGTCAAGATACTATTCGAACTCTGTATGCGACGGATCGTTTTCTTTCTGTTATGACACAGATGATTGCTCGTCCTGATCAGTATCTTATTATTGATACAGACTGTCTCATAATGAAGCCTATCAGCGAAAGCAGCTTGCATGGTGACGTTGGTTTGTTCTTGCGCGATCCACTGCCAGGAACTGTTGGATGGGAAGCTCAGGGAACTCGTTGTGCAGCTGGTGCAGTTTACTATTCGTCTCGCGCGATCGACTTTGCTCAAGCTGTTGCGAATCGTATTCGTCAGGGTCCTATCGCTTGGTTCTTAGATCAAGTTGCTATCAGCGAAACCTATGAAAACATGAAGGATCGTTACAACTATCAGTATTTCGATGCGAACTTCATGGACTGGGAGTTCAAGGAAGGAACTACAATCTGGACTGGTAAAGGTCCGCGTAAGTATGATAATCCAACATACGTTGCTAAGAAGCAACATTTTGATAGGATGATGCGATGAAAGTAGCAATTCTATTTCCTCGTCTTGACGTCATGTTCAAGGAAGGTCCAGTTCCTGAAACGCGAGGTGAAATTCCTCCAATTCGTATTCCGTGGCAGACGATGGGAGACCGACTTCTTCATCGTCATCGCACGAAAGGTGATCAGGTCCAGTT